TGATCATCCAAATTCTTAAATAAACACTTGTCATTTAAGTAAATGTGGTATGTTTTTTTCATTTTAAAGTGCTGCTTTAACTTCTTCAATTAGATCTTTTTTACTATGCCTTCTATCAAGTTCAATACCAATTGTCCTACCATAATCTTCCAACTCCTTTTTGCTCATAGTTTCCAATGATACATCAGAAGTTTCCTCCACTGGAGTTTCTTCAACAACAGGTTTTGGTGCAGGTGGAGAAGACTTACCAATTAAATTTCCGAAATGACTCATAGCTTTACATAGAATTCCTTCAAGTATTTATCAAGCAACAAGTTCTATAAATTCACCAAGAATCTTCTTGTTCATTTTCTTGTTGTTAAGAGACTTTTTAAAAGCAGTTCTAATCTGTGCTTTGGTAGCATCTTGATTAACTTCAAATTCTGTTTCATTATCTAAGGCAGATGATGATAACCCAAAGTAAGAATGATACCCAGAATTTTTAATGACAACTGATTTGTTCTTCTTCCACTGATTAATATTTTTCTCATAACTTGTATCATATGTATTTGTGTATCTTCTTATAAAATGACCTCCATCTCTTGAAGGAAGAATACGCATACCAATAAAATTAACATCTGTAAACTTATCTCTAAGATTTTGAAGATACACATCAGTTTGAGAATACCAGTCACCATTGAATGCATAGGTACGTCCAGTCTTACGGCATCTTAAGAAAGTACCATAGTTAATATTATTAGTACCTAAGAATGGATTATCTTCCCAATGACGATGAAATTCTTTATGGAATCTTAATGGAGATCCTTCACCATCAGTAAGGACAACACACTGAACTTTCTCAACCTTATTTTCTTTTTTAAATTTAGGAAGAATTTCATGAAGAGCAATCATAGTCTCATTTAATGGAGTACCAGATAAACTTAGTCCTATTGGAACATCATAATTACAATTATAACGATTTACATGAAGCATTGAAATTCTCCATATATTTTTCATTTGTTCTTCAAGTTCTTTACCTCTTACTTTACTTGTAAAGAAGTTCATCAAAGAAAAATGATCTTCAACATGAGCAAGACCTTCTCTTGCTTCATATGCTGGCATTCTTGCTATTGTTTGTTCACCATCAGAATTATAAGTATGTAGAGGATAACTGTTAGTAAATGCATAAACCTCAAATGGAATGTTTACTTTCTTACAGAACCACAATAGGTTATATAATTGCTTTACAGTATCATGCAATACTTGATTCATTGATCCAGACCAGTCAAGAATGAATACTAAACCATGATTCTTACCATCAGGTACTACACTTATTTTTTTAAAAAGATCCTCGTTATATTTGTAGGTATGAATCTTAGATGTATCGAGAACCCCAGTGCGACTAGTAGTAGCACGAGCATAAGCACTAGCTGATTTTCTACACTCAAACTCTTTTACCAGATAATTGACTTCTTTTTGGGCATCTCTTTTAAATTTAATATACTCTTGATCTGCATAAGCAAATCTGTCTTTTGGAATTGATGTAATACCATACTTCTCCATTCTAGCACGATATTCAACATCAGCTTCTGCTGACCATGATAATTCACATTGATCGTGTATCTCACTATTAGGAACAATGACCCTATCCAATCTCAATTTAGGTAACTCAAAATAAGAAGTTTCACGAGTCTGATTAGTATCAGTAAGATCCTTGAGTGAATCTTCTAATGCTTCTACAGTCTTAAGATCTAAATTACCATTAGTATTACTTGGTGTATTTTGTGATGATTGCTGATTATCTGATTGTTCTGGTTCACCTTTCTGTACTGGTTGATTTGTATCTTCAGATGGATTGTCATCAGATTTGTCATCAGAATTTTCTGAATCATTGTCAGATTTATTATCAGTATCATCAGAATCTTCTGAATTCTGTCCACTTTGTGGTTGTGGTGGAAGTTTTAAATCATCATTTCCATCTTCTTCTGGAGATACTTGCTCTAAAACCTCTCCTTGATTTTTTTTATCTACACAATAATCATAAAGTTTCTTAGAAACTTCTAGAACATCATCAAATGTCTGACAGGTATCTACTAAATTGACAATCTCTTTCTCAGCAGTTGAAAAAGGTATCTCAACGAAGTTACCAATCTTATAAAATAAATTAATCCTATCAGCAAGATTAAAATCGTCAAGATCTTCATCAGCAATCCTAAAGAAATCATCATCATTCAATTCCTCATAACCGTGGTAAAAAGTCTTTGCAAGTCCTGCATACTTGCGTTTCATTAATTTCTCTATTCTAACATCTTCTACAATATTTACAAACTGTGGTGGCATTTGAACTTCTAGGAACCAATTTCTATTAGGAGTAAAGAGTGCATGTCCTACCTCATGACCAACCAACATATCATACACAGTACCACTTGCCTTATCCCATAATGGTAGTGTCAATACACGAGTACCAACATTAAACTCTGCAGTTTCACATTGTTTATGCTCTACTATAAGATCTTCAGTAGCAAGGAGTTTTGCAAGTTGTGATTTGATTTCGTGCTGTAATGTCATCTGTAATTTGTTTTCTATATACCTATTATACTAGAAAAGCGTCCATTGGGACGCTTCTGTAGACGGTTTATCAAGTGTCTACGTCTTTCTTTTGCTTGTCGCAGCATTTGAGGCTTTAGATGCCTTTTTTGTTCTTTCTTTGAATGATGCTGCCAGTTTGGAACTTTCATGGAGTTTCTCCAGTGCGGCTAGTACTTCAGGGGTTTCTTCCCATGACCACTCTTGAGAGTGTTTAGAATTTTTCTTTTCTACAGTATGAGTTTTAATTGTCATGGGCTTGCAAAGTCAAGTATATTTATTGTAGGATGCCATCCTAATTTTGTCAACTCTGTTGTATCAGCACAAGTTTCTTCCCTTTCTCCTGGTGTATCTTCTTTAATAGGAAGATCCCCCATTCCCATTTTCTTTGCAAGTTCCAATACAGATGTGGTTTTTCCTGTACCAACATCAATAACACCTCTATACTTATCTGGGATTAAGAAACAAATTGCTCTTGCAACATCATGGACATGTATCCAATCTCTTCTATGCCTTGTAAGATAAAATGCAGTTTTATCCTGCAACATTCTGTAAAGCATGTCTGATCTACTATCCTTTTCTGCCCATACATTATAGAATCTCATACCCACACTATTTGGTGGTGCTTGTACCTCATTAACTTTTTTAGTAATAGCATAAGGATTAATCCACCATTCATGTACAGCAGAAGAACTTGCATACAAACAACGAATATTATATCTTCTACAATATTCAAATATTGGTTTAGATTTTTCTACATTATTTTCCCAAAATACATCAGGGTTTTCTAAACTCCCTCTTATATTAGCAAATGCAGCAAGATGAATTACCAAATCAAATCTTGGAGTAGTTTCACCCTTGAAATCTGCAATATCTTCTGATGGGAAATTTATTCCATGAAGATCATGTCCAAGACTTTTTAAATGTTCGTATACATGACTGCCGATAAAACCTTCATGTCCTGTTACTAAAATTTTCATAACTTTTTACTAAATCCTTTAATTTTATCAAACCTAATAATTTTATCAAAATTATCAATAAGGTCATCTGTCTTATGAGAAATCACAAATACATTTGCATCACTCACAACATATTTAATAATCTTAGTGAAATATTCAGTACCAAACCCATCTAATGAACTATCAAATATCTCATCAAGAATCAATAGATTAGTGTTAGCAGAGTTTTTCATCCGTGCAATTTCTCTCCATGTGAATAGAAGTGCAAGGTCAATCCTCATTTTCTCTCCTTCAGAGAATGATTCATAAACAAACTTATCATGTATAGGGGATTTTACACTCTCTTTAAACTCTTCATCTAAAGAAAAATTGATATAGAAATCCATCAACTGCAGATACTTATTAATCTGCTGATTCATTAAAGGCAAATAACGTTTAATGATCTTTGATTTAACACCACCATCTTTCATCAAGGCATGAGCAAATTCGTTATAAACGTTTTTCTCACTCTCTTGTGATTGATCCCTCTGGAGTCCTTCTAGTTCTCCTATTAGTTTTTCTAACGCATGTCTTTCAGTAGTTCTACTTTCTCTTTGTTCTCTAATTCTTTGAATTTCTTGTTCAATATCTCTGGTCTGATTTTGAAGTCCAGAAATCCTTGTGCTTGTTTTAGAAATTTCATGCGTTAGTTTGCTTGCCTCCGAGGTAAATTCCTTGAATTGGTTTTCTCTTTCCTCTTCAAGTCTGATTGCTTCTTCTAATTCCTTGTAACCTTTTTCAAGTTCTTTAGCTTTAGATTCAGCATCATTAATTCTATCTATACGAAACTCTTCTTCGATAGATTGAGTGCAAGTAGGGCAAACCGTGTTATCTGTGAAAAACTTGTGCTCTTCGGTAATGGTTGCTACTTTTTGAGATAACTTACCTCTCAAGTTACCCAACTTTCGTAACTTTTTGTTACTACCTGAGAACATTTCTATATCTTTATTAATCACATTTAACTCTTCACTCATCTCCTCTAATCCAGATTCATATGAATTAATCTCTTTATTAATTTCCTTTAACTTCTTTTTCTTCTCACTTATGTCTTTCTTCCCAGTTGCTTCTAGTTCTTCAATAAAACTCTTCTGCATATCAATCTTCTCTTCTATAAGATTATTTCTAATAGAAAATTCTCTTAATCTTTCATTAGTTCCTCTTATTCTTTCCCTAAGAATCAATCCCATCACAGAGAATATTTTAATATCCAAAAGATCTTCAATCACTTCTCTACGATTGGGTGCAGTCAATTGCATAAAAGGTACAAAAGATGCACTACCCAATACTACAATCTGTGTAAATGACTTATAGTTTAATTTTAATACTTGTTCTTCTAACCATTTCTGCTGATCATTTGCTGCAGCATTTTGATTTAATATCTTATCATCTTTATAAATTTCAAATACATTAGGTTTAATACCTCTTACAACTTTCCATTCTGTTTTTCCAATAGAAAATTCTATCTCAACAACACAATCCTTTTCATTGATAGTATTAACTAACTGCCCTTTACTTATCTTACGAAATGGTTTATTAAAAAGAGAAAAAGTTAAGGCATCAAGAATTGTGCTCTTACCAGCACCATTAGTACCAATTATTAAATTAGTTGATGATTCTGTAAGATTTATTTCCGTAAATTGATTCCCAGTAGAGAGAAAATTACGCCATCTTATCTGTTTGAATAATATCATTCTCTCGTGGTGGAATCACAAAGTCATCTTTAGTGATAACTACATACCTATAATTATGCACCTCA